TGCTATTATTGGGCATTTGACCATATATATGCACTTCTGCGTCGCGGGTAATACGATAGCAACGTGCCCCGTATTTTTCCCGTAAAGCAAAACGCAATTTATTGTAATTTTTCATGGTTTCATGCTCGCAAAATATGGCGCATAAAATGTTTTATTATCTCCGCGCCCTTTGCCGCTAATGTCAATTGTCGATAAAACTACTTGACTAAAACAATGCCGCAAGGCAGTATCTTTTTTAATATGCCCATGAAAAACGCGCATAGCAGAACCCGTGGGTGTATTTTTAAAGCAATAGGATTTTTTTAGGTAGCTCATTCTGTAACCTCTTTAATTTCTACATTGTTTCCGCCATTTTCCTCTGCTTCGGAAACCATGTAAAACCATGATATATAACCCGCATCAGACGCGAATGCCTCTTGTGCGTCTTTCTGAGTATCTGCTATCCAGTCGCCAAAATCTAGGCCATTGGCTGAAAAATTAAATGTTTTCATGGTTTCATATTCCAGAAATAGATAATAAAAGGCGCGCCGATAGTCGCTGCGATAATCAGGCATTGAAAGAAAGATATTAGGGTTTTCATGCTGTAAACTCTTCGATTGTGTTAGTGATAACCCACGCGCCCATATCACCATTCCATGTAACATCGGGCAGGGTAATCTGATAATGGGAAACTACTTTCATAACATCCGTGTAATCGGTTTTGTAGTCGCACAATGGCGAGCCCTGATAGATAAGAATCCAACCACGCTCAGAAAATGATAGATGGGCTTTATGGTCTTGATTTTGATTTAGTTTCATGATTGATTTACCAGTGTGTGTGCGTATTCGGTGGCAGATACGCATTTGTTGAAAATACGCTGCGATATCACAGCATCGGCATCGGTATCTATAAACATAACCCTGTAGGTTCCAATTGGTGTCCCTGATACTTTGACGTATAACTCAGGGTAATTGGCGCATGGGCGCGCCCATATCATGCTATCAGTTTTATCAGTGTTTCCAATCATAGGGTTTCCTTAGATAGACATTAAACGGATTACTTTAGCCATTTTTACGCCATGCGCCGGATAACAGATTAGCTCGATATCTTTATTCCAGCAGGCACGGCAGCCGGAGCATTTCCCTTCGTTCTCATAGGCGCGACAGAGAGAAGCCCCTAGCGCATCCGTATAGGTGGCAGCATCCGGCCCGATAACGCTACCATGCAGCCCTGGCGTATAGCTCCCGTCTACAGAATCAGCGGAAAAACGTACGGAGACATTGTCTAGCTCGCGCATAGCATCAAATACCATGCGGAATTTGGGGAATTTATGCATCCGTGTGGGCAGCCAATGCTTGCACCACGGCGTACGTTGCATTACGTCTAGGATTTTCTCCGCCAGGGCTAAGTTATAGACATCACCCGAATCAAACCAACGAAAATATCGGTCGCGCTCCAATTCTGCGACCATTTCGTCTGCCCATTCCTGACGTTGCCAGTCTTCCCGATTAGCCAGTCTAGGCGCGCGCACGTTGGGATAGTTGTAGTTTCCTGTGGTCGCATAGCAGCCCCTACAGGCTGGAACCAATACGCCAGGGCTTTCTATGCTGCCCGGGCAAGTGTCAATGGCCTGTAACGACCAGGAACGGATTCCGTCTAACTTAGATGTAACGCTAATTTTTAACATGGTAAAAATCCTATAAAAACCCCGAAGGGCAAAACAGTTTGCGATAGTGCAAACCCTACAGCCCCAGCCCGTGAGGCTGTAAGAGTGCGCTATGCCGATGCTGTATGGCGTTCTGCGATATCACCCCATGATGCAATGCGATAAGCCCCGCTAAAGCGCACCAGTGTTGGCGTGTAGGTATCGCCCGCATTCAAATACATACACTCGCCCCGCTTTGTATCGAAAGCCTCTACACCGTGAAAATCACCTAGAGCGTTAAGGCACTCCATGCGGATATCTTGCGTAGTGGGAGCGTGATAGCACTCTGCTACTCGAGCAGCCCCTACAGGCGTTCTAAGTAGCTGCTCGCGACTCATTAGCAGTAGAGCTTTAGCTTGCTTGGCGTTATCGCCGAATATGGTGCTGAGTGATTTGATAGATGGTGAGCGTAATGGCATGGTAGTCCTTGATGTAAAAACCCTTGCGGGCGATAAAAGAAGGGTGAAATTCTGACCCTCTCACATATATAGCATAATAGAATCGTGCCAAGGTTTGTAAGTCGTTGATTTATAAGACCCCTCCAAAACCCTAATGTGTTTATATACAGTTATTTAGGAACGGTACTATAGTTGGATAGAGCCAGATAGAGCCAGATGATGGAGCCAGATAGAGCCAGATGGGAAACAATTAGGTATGGCAGAAAAGGTACACTCCCATTCCACATTATGAAACGTAACTAATTTTGCCCAGGCAGAATTTCACCATATGAAATTTCACTATGTGAAACGCAACAATGCTTGTGCTTAGTTAATGCAGAATACGAACAATGTACTTAGTTAGTGCAATGACCGAACAAAGCATATGCCTGGGTGTGATGCGTGGGTGTGAGTGAGTAATAGGGGGGGGAGGGGTACGGTGTGAGTGTGAGAAATTGTAGGAGCCCCCTCACCACCGAAAAAGCTAAATCAGCATTTACACCAACTCACGCTTGCTCTAAGAAGAAAGAAGAAACTCAATCCTGTTAAAGATTCAGACGAACTATGGCATCCACTGGGGGGAATCTCATTAGAGATACAGCACCTTGTTTATCTAAGCTAACCTTGTTAGGCTCTACCTGTTGCACCCGTTTGCTTGTTAGCTAATAGAGTTGCTGATAGACTCGCTACGTTTATCTGGGTTGGTAAGCTGCCTGCCTTCCCAAGGGCTGGATGATGGCCCCGATTCATTATGGCACAGGTCTCCGAAAGGATAAAGATGAAAAAGATGACTTTAGAGCGGTTTGCAAAGAACCCTCCTGCGGTGTTACCTAAGACTGAATCACAGCGCATCAAAGAGCTAAAGGACATGATGATTAGCGCGTCTGGCAAGGATGTTGTCAGCAAGGTGATTGAGATTGCTTTGAACGATGAGCACCCAGGTCAGGTCACTGCATTGAAGATGTGCATGGATAGGGCGCTGCCTGTGTCTATGTTTGAGAAGGACAAAGGCGCTAGGTCTGCTGTGACTATCAATATCACTGGCATTGGCGACACTCCTATTGTCAACCGTGTCAATGAAGAGGTTATCGATGTCTGACCTTAACTTTAGTCTGCTACCTTGGCAGCGCGAGGTCTTTACTGACAAGTCACGGTTCAAGGTTGTTGCTGCTGGCAGGCGGTGTGGAAAATCTCGCTTGGCTGCTACCGCACTCATTATTGAGGCGCTACAATGTCCTGCGGGTTCAGCAGTCTTGTATGTGGCTCCAACGCAGGGACAGGCTCGTCAGATTATCTGGGATGTGTTGATGGAGATTGGCAGGGAAGTCATTGCTAACTCCCATGTGAACAACATGGACATCACCATGATTAACGGAGCCAAGATTTACGTCCGTGGAGCTGATAGACCAGATACGCTGCGCGGTGTGAGCTTGACTTATGCTGTGCTGGACGAGGTTGCGGACATCAAGCCAGAAGCCTGGGAGCAGGTTATCCGTGCGTCTCTGTCGGACAAGAAGGGCCGCGCTATCTTTATTGGCACTCCCAAGGGGCGCAACTGGTTTTATGACTTGTTCAAGCTAGGCCAGAAAGAAGAGGATAATGATTGGAAGTCTTGGCACTTCACTACCAAGGACAATCCGTTGATTGACCCTGACGAGATTGAGTCTGCCAAGAAAACGCTAAGTAGCTTCGCTTTTAAGCAAGAGTACTTGGCCTCTTTTGATACCGCTGGTCGCGATACCTTCAAGGATGAATGGATAAAATATGGCGTTGAACCTGAGCACGGCAGTTACTTCATTGCAATCGACTTGGCTGGCTTTGAAGAAGTGGCTAAACAAGCTGCTAATGCGAAAAAACGACTAGACGAGACCTCAATCTGCGTTGTTAAGGTCACTGAAGACGGTAAATGGTTTGTCAAGGAGATTGACCACGGGCGGTGGGACATCCGTGAGACTGCTGCCAAAATCGTGATGAAGATGCGGGATTACCGCCCAATTAGTGTTGGAATTGAGCGCGGAGCGTTAAAAAACGCTGTTTTGCCGTATCTGTCGGATTTGATGCGGAAAAATAATGTATATTCCCACATAGTTGACCTGACCCACGGCAATCGGAAAAAGACGGACAGAATTATCTGGAGTCTCCAAGGACGCTTTGAACATGGGCGCATCATCCTGAACAAGGAAAAGGACTGGGATGTCTTCATTGACCAGCTTCTGATGTTCCCAGCGCAAGGCGTGCATGATGACTTGCCAGATAGTCTTGCATACATTGACCAACTCGCCGTAACATCCTACTATGAGCAGGATGAAGACGATGAAGAATGGGAACCGATGGACGTTATTTCAGGAATTTAAAGGTGTAGCTATGCCAACAACATCATTTTTTCAACCGCTAGGAGTACGATATGGACAGATTTGACTACAAACGCACTGGCAAAGAACGACTGCTTGAAGGTGGCGGAAGCGGCGGAGGTTACAAAACATCTGGTAGCAAATTTAATACCGCAATGGACATAGCTGGTGGTGTTGCCCCTGTAGCTGCTGCCACTGCGTTAATGGGAAAATACTACATGGAAAGAAAAAAAGATAAATCAGACAAAGAATCTGAAGCAGAGTTAAAACGTGAAAGTCGTGGAAAAGAAAATATGGTTTTAAAAACCGACAGCCGCGCTCAATATGAACATGAAAAAGAAGCTGGTGACCCAAACGCTTTAACACTGTCTTTTGAGCAATGGAAAAAACTCTAAGACATTAGGCGCATAAAATTACAAAAGCAGCACTATGGCAACTGACAAACTTGACCAAAACGATTACGATGAGCCGACTCCTGAAGACAAGGAGTTAATTGCTTTTATTACTGACCACTGTGACCGTTGGCGTGATTATCGTAACACCAACTTCCTTGATGACTACCTAGAGTACGAGCGTATCTTCCGTGGCGAGTGGGCTTCTGAAGACAAAACACGTGAGTCTGAGCGCAGCCGAATCGTAACGCCAGCTACCCAACAAGCAGTCGAGACACGCCATGCAGAAATCATGGAAGCCATCTTTGGTCAAGGTGAGTTTTTTGACATTGAGGATGACATCAAGGATGTAAACGGCACTCCACTAGATGTTGCTGCGCTCAAGGCGCAGATGATGGAAGACTTCAAGAAAGACAAAATTCGCAAGTCCATTGACCAGATTGAGCTAATGGCTGAAATCTATGGCACTGGCATTGGTGAAATCGTTGTCAGCATGGAAAAGGAGTTCATCCCTTCTACGCAGCCGATTCCAGGTCAACCAGAGCAAGCTGCCATTGGCGTTATCGAAAAAGAGCGCGTTGGGGTAAAGATTGTCCCTGTTAACCCTAAAAACTTCCTTTTTGACCCGAACGGGACATCGGTTGATGACTGCATGGGCGTTGCCATTGAGAAGTATGTATCTATACACAAAGTCGTGCGTGGCATTGAGCGTGGCATCTACCGCAAGGTAAACATCACGCCGACCTATGATGACACAGACCTTGAGCCAACTCAAGAAGTTGTGCAGTACCAAGATGAAAAAGTGCTGCTGCTGACCTACTACGGTCTGGTTCCGCGAGAGTACCTGAAGAAGGTAAACGAGGAAGTTGAAGTCCTGTTCCCTGAAGACTCTGTTGCCGAAGAATACCAAGACATGGTAGAGGCAATCGTAGTCATTGCGAACAATGGGTTGCTGCTCAAAGCAGAAGAAAACCCGTACATGATGAAAGACCGTCCCGTCTTGGCCTATCAAGATGATACGGTTCCGAATCGTCTGCTGGGTCGTGGCACTGTGGAAAAAGCGTTCAATATGCAGAAAGCTATTGACGCACAGGTTCGCAGTCACTTGGACTCGTTGGCATTAACGACATCACCCATGATTGCGGTCGATGCCACCCGTCTGCCCCGTGGAGCAAAGTTTGAGGTGAAGCCTGGAAAGGCTTTCCTGACAAACGGCAACCCATCAGAGATTTTGATGCCGTTCAAGTTTGGTAACACAGATGGTACTAACCTAGCCACTGCCAAAGACTTTGAACGTATGTTGCTACAAAGCACTGGAACGCTGGATTCGCAGGGAATGGTATCCAATGGTGCGCGTGACATGGGCCAAGGCGGTATGTCGATGGCTGTTGCGTCCATCATTA